AGGAGCATTATTACCAATAAGGCCTGGTGCTGTAGCACCTACACCTGTAATGCCTGCTCCATTATCTAATGCTTTCTTTGGTATAGTACAAGAAGGTAAAGGTGATATGGAGTATCTAGCAGGTATTTATGGAGCAATGCAAGGAGATACATCAGCACAGCATGAAACATATCGTGGTATGCTTGCTATGGATGAATATGGTACGAGACGTGTAAAACAATGGTTAAAAAATACTATTGAACCAGCATTGAAACAATTAGGTATAGTTGTTCAACAATTCAGTCAACATGTTTATTCTGCACATAAAGTATTTAGAATAGTGCAACCATCTGCATTGCAGGAAGATAGGCAAGTAGAAATTAATGTACCAATGTACAATGATTTAGGAGAGGCAGTTGGTAAGTTTAAAGATTATGTTTCAGCGAAATTTGATGTTAGAGTAATTGCTGGATCTACACTTCCTATCAATAGATGGGCATATTTAGATGAATTAAAACAATTGATGCAATTAGGTGTTATTGATGATATAGCATTATTAGCAGAAACAGATATTAGAAATAAAGAGCAAATAGCTAAACGCAAAAGCTTATATTCTCAGCTACAAGGAAGAGTTGCTAGCATGGAAGAAGCGCTTAAGAAAGAAAAAGGTGCTAATGAAACTCTTGAACGTCAAATCATTCAAGCAGGTATTAAGAATAAAGTTATGCAAGCAGCTACAGAGATTAATAAGCAAAAGCATGAAGTTAAATCTAAAGTGCAAGATGAGCTAAATCTTACTAAAGCTCAACAAAAATTATTACGTGAGACAAAAAAGCATGAAAGTGAGAAGCAAAACAAGCTTTTAGGCTTAGCTGTAAATAATGAAATAAAAAACTTGCGTGATAAAGGTAAAGAGTAGTATATTATAAAAATAGAAACAGGAGATAAAATAAATGACAAATAAACAAGGCAGCGGTAACCCAGACAATTCTGGCTCTTCTGCAGATTTTTTTGACAAGCTAGAAGCTCAAGTTAATGGAGCTATCTTAGATGAACAGACTGACGATAACCAGGCAACCTTTCAGGATAATGGCCCTCAAGAGGTAACCCATAATGAACCTGCAAACCCTGATAATACTCAAACTGTTGATTGGGAAAAACGGTATAAGGATTCCAGTAGGGAGGCTACTCGAATGCGGGGTGAGTTACAACAACTCAAACCTTATGTACCACTTCTCGACGTAATGCGTAAAGACCAGGGTCTTGTACAGCATGTACGTGGTTATTTGGAAGGTGGTGGTAAACCAGCACAGAATATTAAGGAACGACTAGGATTAGATAAGGATTTTATTTATGACCCAGATGAGGCTATGAATGATCCAGAATCAGATTCAGCTAAAGTACTTGATGCTCATGTAGATGGTTTAGTGCAAAATAAATTGAAAACTGAGTTAGGCAAAAGAGAACAGCAAGCTAAACAGCAAACTGCAATCAGAAGCAAAGCTAAGGAAGCAATGGAATTTGCGCAATCACATAATATGACTAGAGAACAGTTTCAACAATTTTTCGAAACTGCGAAGAGTCGTGGTGTATCACTAGAAGATATGTATTATTTAGTTAACAAGGATCAAGCTAATCAAAATGTAGCTAATTCTACTAAAAATGATATGTTAAACCAAATGAAAAACGTACGTTCAATGCCTACAAGCGCTGGCGGTGTTAATAGTCCAAGGGCTGAAAAATCACAAGATGATCAAATATTTGATGCTCTTGCTGACTCTTCAGTGGACTTTGACGAGTTGTTTGGGTAGGTATGACACCTGCCCTGAGTAGTTAATTAAGTAGGAAAGGAGATTTCTCATGGCAGATATCTTTAATCTGGGAACCCCTAGTGATGCGATACAGGACAATGCTTTAGGTACGTCAGGTGTTCGTGATGGTGATGCTCTTGATACTGGAGTCTTAAGACGTAAGTTTAATTTCGGTGACCGTGTATCAGAATTGTCAATTCCACAGGATCCCTTTTTTCGATTCGTAAGTAAAGTAGGTAAGCAGGCTACTGATGATCCTGCATTTAAATTCACAGAAAAACGTGGTTCATATCACAAACGTTATGCATATATTATTGGTTTTGTTGATAATGGTTCAGATGAATTTGCAGATGCTGAATTAGATCAGTCTGATGCAGCTTCAGCTGTAAGTGCTGTAGGTCAAAATGTTGAACTGTATATGGCAACTGATTATAAATCAGCTGGTAATATTCAAAACGTATTTGGACAATCTAATGGCAAGATAGATGTAGGTGCTTCTGGCACAGAACCTGCATTCTTTTTACCAGGGCAAATGGTAAAAATACCTGTTAGCGTAGCTGCAGGTGGTGCTGTAGCAGGTTATCATGTAATGAAAGTTACTGCTGTAACAGATGGATTAACTAAAGACAGTAAAGAAGCTGTAAAATTAGCTGGTAAGATTGTTAAGTTTGATTCTGCATCTAATTTCCTAGCTGCATTTAATGCTGCTGGTGATTTTGATCCAGCTGGTGATGACAGTGATGAAGACGTACATGATCAATCAATTAGTGGTGTTCTTGAAGCAGCAAGATCATATGTGATTGGTTCAGCTTTTGCTGAAGGATCTGGTTATCCTGAAACATGGAAAGATCAACCTTATGGAACAGGTTATGGGCAAACCCAAATCTGGAAAACAGCAATGGCTATGACTAACTCTATGAGAGCTACACAGCTTAAATATGAGCAAAATGAATGGTCACGTATTTGGCGTGAAAAGTTAATTGAACATAAATGGGATATTGAACAATCTTTATTGTTTGGTTCTCAATATACTGATTCTGATGGAATCCAGTATACTCAAGGTGCGGTTGATTTTGTAATGAACTTTGGAAATAAATTTTCTTTAGATATTGCAACAAAAACAGCTGATGATTTCCTTGATGATATGTCTAATTATCTAGATCCACGGTACAATTCTGGTTCAGGTACTGTATTTTTCTGTAATACTGAAGTATATAACTGGTTGCATAAACTAGGTGGATACTTTAAGAATAATATGGAAATTTCAGCGAACTATCGTGCTGATATGGCAATTACAGGTAAAAAGAAGGTGTTTGGTGTAGATATTACAACTATCTCAACTCCTTATGGTGATATGAGTGTTGCTAGAAATATTCACTTAGACGGTACTAATATTAAACTATTAGGTGTGAATATGAACTATGCTAAATATCGACCACTAGTAGGTAACGGACTTAATCGTGACACATCTGTGTACGTTGGAGTTCAAACATTAGAAAATAGCGGCATTGACCGTAGAGTAGATCTCATTCTTACCGAAGCTGGTATGCAGTGGGAAATGCCTGAATGTCATGCTGTCTGGACAGCGTAAGGAGGTTTGATTATGGCAAATCCTTTATATGGACAAAATAAGTTTGATGATGAGTTAAATGATCTGATATCAAACATACCGCAAGCTGCTGAAGCTGATGCGGATGCTCCAACCGCATATTCAGCTCATGCATCTGGAGCTGTAACTGTTACATCTAATGCTGCAACTGACTTAGATACTACTGCTGCTGCTTTAGCAACATTAGTTACTGAAGTAACTGCAATAGAAGATAAGTTAAACGCATTGTTAGCTAAGTTACGTACAGCTGGTATTATTAGTTCTTAACGGTTCGTAAATAAACAATGGGCGTGCCTGCTTCCTGCAGGTATTCTCTCCCGTAGGGAGTGGGCATAGCTCAATGAGGAAATTAAATGGCAGATTTTGAAGCAAGAGTAAATGGACTAACAGGCCTTAGTATTGATGGAACTTCTACAGCTCCATCTCGTGCTGAATTAAGTGAATTTTTAAAAGATGGCGTACTAGAAGTTACTAATAAAATATTAATTGCCAAACCTGAAGACCAGTTTGATTTTATCAGAGAGAGCGCAACCCAAAGCACTAATGGCTTAAGTTTAAATGGAGCTAAAATTATTTCTGTTATGAGGGAGGCTAATGCTGATGGAGATACTGATGGAAGTACAGCATGGCGAGATTGTAGGCAGATTCCTATATCTATGCAATCTAGAGTAGTTGATGCAGATAGCCTTTTATACGCTTCTGAATATAATCCTGTGTATGCAAAGGATACAGCAGGTGGCATTAATGTGTACCCTGTCCCTACTGCATCTAATAATGGATATAGAGTGTTTTATATTAATAATGCTCCAGTAAATGATTCTGATGCAACACTTGCCTATACTCATGAAACAATTAAATATTTCCCTAATGATAAAATTTATATAGTAGTTTTGTATGCAAGTTGTCAGTCTTTGATAGCAAAAATGACTAGTTTAAATAATGCTCTTCCTAGTGATATATCATTACCAGCATTGCCAATTGCTCCTGTTATGGGTGTAGCTACTACAACTATAACAGCTTTTAATCCTCCTAGTGCTTTTGTAACTCCTGCATTGCCTGCAGATGCAACTATTGACTTTAGTAGTGTACCTGCAGCACCATCTTATGTAACTCCTACAGTATCTTTAGGGCAGGCTCCTTCAATATCAAATTTATCCATTACGGCAATACCTCCTTCTCCCCCAGCCAATCCTAATATTACAAATCCTGGAGTTGGTACAGTATTAATAGATGCACTACCTACATCCCCTGATTATGTACCTCCTGTGTATAGTACTGATGGTGATTTTTTAACTGAGATGGAAACTGGAGATGTATCTAGTACTACATCAATGGCAGATTTTGAAACATGGTGGAGTACGGCAGGTCAATTAATAGAGATAAAACAGGATCCAGAATTAGCTCAATTACAATTAACAAAAATACAGGCATTTTTAAGTGCGTATAGTGCAGATGTACAAAATCAATTAAATATTTTTAATGAAGAAAATACAATATATGCTGCTACTATTTCTAAAAATTTAGAACAAGCTAGACTTTCTTTGCAAAATTCACATAAAGATGCAGATCTTACTTTACAATCAGCAATACAAGATTATACTTTAGAGCTACAAAAATATCAAGCTGAATTACAATCTTATCAAGCTATAGTAGCTAAAGAAGTGCAAGAATACCAGCAGAACTTAGCTGGTGATATTCAAGTTTGGCAGGCAGAGAGAACAACAGATTTACAACAATATAGTACTGATGTACAGAATGAAGTATCAAGACTCGGTAATGATATGCAAGTGTATCAACAAGAGATTGCAAAACTTATTCAAGAATATCAAGCTGAAACAGGCTATGATTTAAATAAATATAATGCTGAAGTGCAAGCTGCAGTTTCTAGATTTAATAGCGAATTACAGTTAAATAATACAGTTTTTCAAAATAACATAGCAACATTAACATCAGAATTACAAACTCT